GGGACAATGATATCATCTCCGAAGACCCGGACCTGTGACCTACCAAGCTTGCGCATAGTCTCAAGCGTGACTGGAAGGTTGCGTGTATAACACACGCTTCCTAGAGCCATCGCCAAAAACAAGAGCGTTTGCACTGGAAAGGTCGTTGCGTTACCCATTGTCGAATACTTCCTGATCCTCTCGAGAGAGGGGGAAGTGCGACTAATGTCCTGCTTGATCCATAGCGAGCGAGTAGCCCGCAATGCATCCAACAACGAAGGCGACTTACGAAATAGTCGCTCAACATGCCAACAAGACACCCTATCAGAAGCAGACGACAAATCGATCGTCGCATGCGACTGAGAATGGGAGGCTTCGAGGGCCAACGCTCCATTTAAGTCTTGCCGACGGAAGTCGACGAAACTTGAAACGAAGCAATCAGCGACTCTCTCGTACAAGAAGTCCCGTATGATCTGCTGGCACCATTGGAGGCATGTAGGCTCACTGGCGATAAGCCGTGGCTTACTAAGCACCTTTGGCACCGCATGCAGGATCGCGGGGTACTCATGCAGAAAGCATGAGGAGAAGGGTTCTTCCTGTACGTCTCTACCGTCCGCCCACATGCTAAGATTCGCGTAAGCAAAATCCGCATATGGAAAGACAGCTTCAAGCCTATCCGGCCAGCTCTTAAAGTCGTACTTGTTGACTCCAAAAGGCTGATCGGACACAGCACCAGGTCCATGTTTAGGACGCCACTGCCAAGGGTTAAAGACCCCAAGACAACTCGTAATGAGGTCAGCACTTTGCTGTACCTTGTGGAGCAGTCTTAGGTTGACAGTGGGGAGGGTTGTCTCTTCCTCCGACCGAAGGTCGAGGGAGAGCTGGTCGCCGGCGTTGTAACCTTTTGGATTTCTCCGAGAGTCTTCGTGACCAAGGTTAAGGTCATGGAAACTTCCGCGAGCCAATCGATCAATGTCGGCAGCAGGTCTACTGGATTCCCAGAATTCAAGGGAACCATTGGACACACTCCTATCAGTGCGATAAAACTCGTCCACTTCCTTACAGACGTGGCGAGTGGGGGACGTAATACGCATCCTTTTAACAGCTCCAAGGAGCTGCCGAAGGAGACGTACAGCGTTCTCATCGGGCTGATTCCTAAGTTCACCAGATATCTCGAAGACGCGTAGGAATAGACCCCGGAAAAGCCGTGGGATCGTTCCTCCATCATACCAAGACCCGAAGTGGGTCAGAGGTGTAATGGTTAGGCGCCGTGTACTCAAACACTGATCAAGGTGTTTGCGGTACGCTGGCATGACATCCAAAAAGAAAGGGATGCCATGACACTCGAGAGCAGAGCTCAATCGCACAAAGTCACGATCAAACTCTCTGGCTAGTCTCGGGTATTGCAAAGCACTATCGGTTAACAGTGCTTTGTATGTGCCTAGGATGAACTCAGCGTAGCTTTTATCCTGTGGCATGGGCTTCAAATCCTATGTTCACTGGTCTACGTCCCGGAGAACGCTTATGATATTGGCTGGGTTAACTTTCCCAACCAAGCAACTTCGCAGGAATACCACCTGCCTTTACGGTATAGAAGGACATCGCTTCGGCGACATCCACAATATCGGAGGCGGTACCGTTCGGATCATTCCGTATGGTAAACGTAACGTCCGTCTGCGAACCAAGAGGAATAGCCTCGGTCGGCTTCACGAATCTCGTAAACGTCACGGTGTGACGATCGAAGTTCTGAGTACCGGCCTTGACATTATCCCGCGAGTGCCGCACTTTCGCGCGGTACGTAACGGAGG